GTCGTAAACGATGTGTTCTCCTTTACAATAATCCTCAATGATAAGGTATGCGACCTCACCACAATATTGTTCTTCGTAATCGGTTACATCACTATCAAGATCTTCGCTCTGATAAACAACATTACCTTCTTCATCTTCAACTCTCACAAAGAATGCGTCGGGGTATACACCCATAATTGATTCGTTTGGTGAATCAAAGAAAGTATCAACACCTAATATTTCACATATTTGATCGTGATCTAATTCATCCTGCTCAACTCCACCATCACGTAGAGTTTCGTATTGTTCTGTGTTCAATTGGAAGGGGTAAACTTCCGCACCCTTACCCCCTAAAGTAATTTTGTAGTATTTCATTTTGATATATAATTTACGATTAAACCTGTTATTAACACTATTATTAATACTATTCCAAACCAAGCAAGTATTTTAAATGACCTATAGTTTCGTTCAATATGTTCTTTTGATCTACCTTGATTTTCATTTGTATCCCATTCCTTTTCCATAACTAAATAAAATTTGAAATTAATTGTGCCAACTTATAACCTGTAAACGCTCCAATTGCGGCGGAACCAGGAAGAACTATAAACTTACCTAACATTGTTTCATATTTCTTCCTATTCACAATATACGAAATTAGAATGTAATAAACAATATAGTTAATCAAAACTAAAAAGTCCAGTTCTTTTGCCGCAAATACAACAATTGAATTTCCAAGAAACCCCCACATAAAGTTAATGAGGGTTTCACGGATTAATTCGTTTGGTGTTGTGATTGCGTCCAATACGCTGATCTCTCTATCAAGACCTGTTTTTTTCTTCAAGTGTTCCGATGTGGTGTTGGAGGTACCAGAGTGCCTTTCTGAGGTCTTCAAGTTCCTTATCTTTTCCTTTTTTTCCTGCACGACTTATATATTTTACTGTGTTTCCTAAACTAAATCCTAATTCCCAAGCATCAATCACTTTGATTGCCTCGTAAGGATTATTTTCTCCGCCATAATGTTGAGGGTGATTTACTTGTTCTACTTTTGGTGTTGGGCACTGACAAGTTCCCGTTCCACCACATACACATTCTTTATCCATTATTCTTCTCTATATTCTTTTAGTAATTCTTCGTTAGACATTGTCCCATATTTCTCACTAAGTCCATCCATATCAACATCTTTGTTAATCATAGTTTTCGTATCGTAAAGAAGTTGGGCAACATAAAGGGAATTAACAATCTCACGAATGATTTTGTATGGGTCAGCGTTTGATCCAGGTCTACGATCCTCAACATACCCTTTCCATTCTTTTGCAGTGTCCTGAGGAACTCTAATTGATGCTCCACGATCAGACACACCCCAACTGAACTTATCAATTGCCTGAGTTTCATATTCACCAGTCAAACGAAGGTTATTGTTTGATCCATAAGCCTTAATGTGATCTTCGTGTCTTGATTCAAATGCGTTGAATAATGACATAAAGTATTCTTCGTTCCCATCAAATCTCATCATATCGGTTGAGAAGTTAGTATGAAGACCTGATCCATTCCATTCTCCGTGTGTAATTGGTTTTGGGTGAAGTTCAATATGGTAACCGTATTTCTCTGCGATCTTGAATAAGAAGTATCTTGTCACCCAAAGATCATCACCACCTTTTAATTTACCTTTTGAGAACACTTGATATTCCCATTGACCCAAAGCAACCTCGGCATTTGTTCCTGTTATATCAATACCATAGTTCAAACACATATTCAAATGTTCTTCAACAAACGGACGACCAATTACATTGTGACCCACACCACAGTAGTATTCACCTTGACCTTTAAGAATGTTTCTCTTGTGACCCAAAATGTTCCCATTCACTTCTTCACGAATGAAATACTCTTGTTCAAAACCAAACCAAAGATCTTCAAACCCTTCACCGATACTTGATCTCTTATTTGATTGATGTGGAGTTCCATCTGGATTTAATACCTCACACAAAACATACACAGGATCATTTCCGTTCAAAAAATTGGGAGGACAATAATGTCTAACAGGTTTTAACAAACGATCAGAGTTTCCTGTTTCTGCTTGATTTGTTGATGAACCATCAAAGTTCCACATAGGAAAATTTCCATCAAGAAATGCATTCTTAACGGATTCATAATCAACAATCTTAACTTTACTTCTTAGGTTGGGTTCAGGTTTGTATCCATCCAACCATACATATTCTAAACGAATTTTCATTTCATTTTATTTATTATATTTATTATTTCTTCTTTGGTAAAACCTTCACTATACATCCGATAAACTTTGCGTGAAAAATCGTCGGTGCAGATAACCGCATCGGCGTTTAAATAAGTGAAAAGATTATTGAGATTACATAAAATATTTTCTTTCTTAAGTATTCTCTTATTAAAACTCATCTTATTCGGTTTCTTGGTTTTCTGTTTGAATTTTTGTTTGTGAGATAAGTCCGGCAATTCTACGTTTGAATAAAGGTAAAAGAGTTTCATCTATTGGAAAAATTCCGTTTGACGACATCTGAAACACTGGACTCATTCGTTTGTCCCTACTATCGTATGTGGAAAATGTAGTGATAACTTTTGGGATCGTCAACTCTCCCAAGTCATCAGAATAAATTAAATTTATATTCGTCATACGTTGGGGGTTGGTTCTTGTTTCTTTTTTGATTAGGTATTCCCAAACGTGAGTTTTTTTGGTCTCAGTTTCGGTATAAAAGAAATAACCTTTTGGGTGAAGAATGTTCTTCTTATTTCTTTTGACCTTCATATCAACAGAGTCAAATACAATCGTCCATACGGATTTTGCTACATTGAAGTATTCCATTATTCTTGGGGCTGAGAATGATAGGATGTCTCTGAACTCCATCATTTCTTCTTTGGTCATCTCTGGTAATGATTTAACCTTAAGGTCTTTGACCATAATTTCATCATCAATATTGTTTAACCTTTTATCGGTATAAACAATCTTCTTGTCTCTCATAAGAGCTTGGACATTCATTAAATGTAATGATAATTCTATGAACCCTGGATATAATTCTAAACGATCCAGTTTGTCACCCATTTTTTGGAAATAAGAAAGTAATTTGTATTCTTTATATTCTCTATCAATAGGTTTCTCAAACATCCAATCGGTGTTCATTAAAAATTCTATTTTCTTTTTCTTCGCCATCGTATAGTTGAAAAGTAGGGCAAAGGTGTTAACAAATAAAGTTTTAGTCCAATGGAATTATAAAATACCACGTATCGTTTACACTTACCTCAAATGCGTCTTCACCGCTTGACGCCAATAACGGACCGTACCCATCGCTATTCACCACCGTTTCTGTAACCTGACCTAAATCAACAAAGTCCATTAAGAATTTCTTATCAAAACCATAATTTTGAATAAAACCTAATATATCATTTTCAAATTCATCAGCCATAGACTTAGCGGTATCTCTTATTGAATCGTCATCGTAATCACCTTCAGGTTCCTCTGCAATTTCTTCAATTATATTTGTTAATCCGTAAATTTTAGTTTTGATCTTATTTTTTTCTTCGTCGGATAAATTGGGGTCTTCTAACTTTTTGGTTAAATTCGCAATGGTATTATTCATTTGATTAACTTGTTGAGCTTGTTCTTTAGATAATTCTTTTTCAACATTATATCCTTCAGGATCTTCATATACTGTCTCTTCATAGAAATCAATTAACCATTCTTCCCACTTTTCACTATCAATACTATCTTCCCAAACCCAAGATGAGAATGCATCCATCCCAACATCATTAACCAGATTCTCAACATATCTTAATGCTGCATTATCTATTTCATTACTTGTATAAACATCATAATAAGTTGGGGTTAATGAATCACCACCAATCCACTCATATTGTTTTCCAACACCATAACTTCCACTTCCGTTTGGATAAATGAAATACTTATCTTCTTCATTTTCAGTACCATCCTCATATTCTATTCTATCAGGAATACCTTCACCATATAAATAATCGTAAAGAGCTTCGGTTCTTTCAGATTCATCATCACCATTCTCTACGTTCCATTCGTCATCTCTTCTATATTGGGCTAATTTGGTAAGTTTTTGGTTTTTTATACTTTTCAATTTGTTAAGATACATTGTGGAATTATAATTACTAACATATCCATCTACGGTGATTCCGTCTAATGATGAGACATTTGTATTTGCGATATCCAACCTACCTTTAACTCTAACAATACCAGTTAATAACCCTACGTTCTTGAATTTTCTAAGATCTAAATCTCCATCAATAACAATACCCTTACCTTTAAATGGTTTTAACATTGCAACTCTTGATGCGATCCCACCAACACTCTCTAGTGTTTCCAAATATTGGTCGGGAGATATTGTCACAAGATTCTCATCTTGTTCCAAAAGGAAATCCTTTATAAAATTTTTCATTGACATATGTTATAAATATTCAGTAAAAAGAATTGATTATTCAATAAGGTGGATTAATCTTATTTTATAAGATATTTATAAGTAAATAAACCAATTAAAATATTAAGTTATGGGATGCGGATGCAAAAACAAACAACAAGCACAACAACCTCAACCTCAGACTCAACAAGGAGCTAATACAACACAAAATCAAGCCAATATTCAAGAGTCTGTGAAGAAAATTGTTAATAAATATTATAGAAGATAATATTTGCGTATCAACGAGAAAAAGGTGTTTCATTTTGGGACACCTTTTTTATTTCTTGATATTTATAAATTAAACGTAAAAATGAGTGTATACTACTGCGAATCTTGTCTAACTAATCAAAAAAAATATATAGATGGAGGATCTTTACCGATCATCTTATCAGGGGATCCAACCATAATATATGCAACTGACTTCAGATGTTATGAACCATTATTAGAGGTTATTGGAAATTTAAACCCTTTATTTGACATTGGGACAGGATTTAATGACTACGTATTTAAAATTGCGATTCAATCAGACGGAAAGATATTGGTTGGAGGTAACTTTACCACATATGCTGGTCTTTCTAAAAATAGAATCGTTAGATTAAATTCTGATTACACAATTGACAACACATATATCATTGGAAGTGGTTTTGATGGTTCGGTTAACTCAATAGGAATACAAAATGATGGTAAATCAATATTGGGTGGTGATTTTACAACATACAATGGTGTTTCTAAAAATAGGGTCGTTAGATTAAATGTTGATGGAACGGTAGATAATACATTTAATATTGGTGTTGGTTTTAACGGATCGGTTGAATCCATAAGCATTCAGCCCGACGGAAAAATTTTAATCGGAGGATTATTCACATTATATAATGGGTTATTTTTTAGTAGAGTGGTTAGATTAAACTCTGACGGATCTGTTGATGATTCTTTCCTTATAATAAATGGTTTTAATGGTGGTGTTTATAACACGGAGTTACAAAGCGACGGGAAGATATTAGTTGGAGGTGATTTTACGCAATATAATGGTTATAACGATTGGGTCTTGGATACAACATTTGAACCAACAACAATACCTTCAACGGTTAACGATTCAATTAAGGACGGTAGCGGAGATATCTTATTTGGTTATGGTACAGGATTAAGAAAAGTTGATCCAACAGACGGTTCAACAATATACGAAGTAACAACAGACAATACCGTAAACTCATTGGAGGTATTATCGGGTTCTAGTATTTTAGTGGGTGGTAACTT